TTCCACAAACTCGTTGGGCAGAGGAAGTAGTTGAAGAGATCGCTGGCTTCCCGTTTATGAGTAACGATGACTTAGTGGATTCTACGGTTATGGCACTTATGCGGTTCCGACAAGGTGGCTTTATACGTCTACCTTCTGATGAGCCAGAAGACATTAAATACTTTAAACAACGCGGTAGCGGGTTTTATTAAGAGGTTAAATCATGGCGATTGAGAAAGGCATATACTCTGCCCCCAAGGGTATAGAAGAAGATATAGAAAAAGGCATGGAAGGAGAGCTTGTCGATCAAGCGTTAGAAATCGACATCGTTAATCCTGATATGGTTACTCTAGATGACGGTAGTGTGGAAATAACCATCATACCTGAGGCTTCTGAAGTCGATATGATGGATTTTGATGCCAATTTAGTAGAAGTATTAGATGAATCACTTGTAAACGAGTTAGCAAGTGAGTTGATAGAAATGGTAGATTCTGATGTAGATAGCCGAAAAGAGTGGGCTGACACGTATGTTAAGGGTCTAGATATCATTGGTTTTAAGTATGAAGAGCGTACTACTCCTTGGGAAGGTGCTTGTGGTGTTAATTCTACTGTTTTATCTGAAGCAGCTATTCGCTTCCAAGCGGAGACGATGAGTGAGACATTCCCCGCAGCAGGGCCAGTTAAAGTAAAAATACTGGGTAAAGAAACTAAAGAGAAAGAAGAAGCGGCAGAACGTGTAAGATCTGACATGAACTACGAGCTGACCGAGAACATGGTCGAGTATCGCCCTGAACACGAGCGTATGCTATATAGCCTAGGACTAGCAGGATCAGCGTTTAAGAAGGTTTATTTTGATCCTAACATAGGTAGGCAAACAGCTATCTATATCCCCGCAGAAGACGTTATCGTGCCTTACGGAGCGTCTAACATTGAGTCCGCAGAGCGTGTTACTCACGTCATGCGTAAGACTAAGAATGACATTATAAAGCTACAGTTAAATGGGTTTTACTCAGGCATAGAACTGGGTGATCCAGTAGCATTCCACACTGATATTGAGAAGCGTAAAGCCGAAGAAGGTGGTTATTCAATCACTGATGACGAGCGATACACTATATATGAGATCCATGCTGATCTTATAATAGAAGGTGTTGATGACGAAGATGGCGTTGCTAGACCTTATATAGTAACTATTGAGCGTGGTACTGAAGAAGTACTCTCTATACGCCGTAACTGGAACGAAGACGACGACCTAACATTGAAGCGTCAACACTTCGTACATTACGTATATGTCCCCGGATTTGGCTTCTACGGCCTTGGACTGATCCACATCATTGGTGGTTACGCTAGAGCGGGAACATCCATCATACGGCAGCTTGTGGACGCTGGTACCCTATCTAATCTTCCGGGGGGTCTAAAGGCTCGCGGGCTACGGATTAAAGGGGATGACACCCCCATAGAACCGGGCGAATGGAAGGATGTAGACGTACCATCAGGTAGCATTAGAGAGAACATAATGCCCCTTCCTTATAAGGAGCCTAGCCAAACACTGCTAGCGTTACTTAACCAAATTACTACTGAGGGCCGTCGTTTAGGTGCTATTGCAGATATGGATGTATCTGACATGTCAGCTAACGCTCCTGTAGGAACTACCCTAGCATTGCTAGAGCGTACGTTAAAACCAATGGCCGCAGTAATGGCCCGTGTACACTACGCTATGAAGTTAGAGTTTAAGATGCTCAAAGCTATCATAGCCGAGGAAGCCCCTGAAGAATACGCCTACCAGCCTAACAGAGGCGAAGTATCAGCACGGCAGTCAGACTACGCTATGGTTGATGTAGTCCCTGTAAGCGACCCTAACAGTGCCACAATGGCGCAGCGAGTAGTACAGTACCAAGCAGTGCTACAGATGTCACAACAGGCACCACAGATATACAACTTACCTCAATTACACCGTCAGATGATTGAAGTAATGGGAATTAAAAACGCTGACAAACTAGTACCTACGGAAGATGATGTGAATCCTACAGATCCCGTAAGCGAAAACATGAACGCCCTAACAGGTACCCCCATAAAAGCGTTTATCTATCAAGATCACGAAGCTCATATCGCGGCTCACCAGTCGTTTATGAAAGATCCTATGATTGCTCAATCTATTGGGCAGAACCCACAGGCACAGCAGATTATGGCAGCTCTCAACGCCCATATCGCAGAGCACCTAGGGTTTAGGTATCGTTCTCAGATGGAAGAGAAGTTGGGTGTTACCTTACCTGCACCGAATGAGAAGCTATCGGAAGATATCGAAGTTCAGTTGGCAAGGCTCGTAGCCGAAGGTGGCAAGCAGCTTACAGCGCAGCATGAGCAAGAAGCGGCCCAGAAGAAAGCGCAACAGCAACAACAAGACCCTGTATTCCAGCTACAACAAGCAGAACTACAGGTTAAGCAAGGAGATATGCAGCGTAAGACTCAGAAAGATCAGTCAGATGCACAGCTCAAACAAGCAGAACTTCAGCGAAAGACTCAGAAAGACCAAGCTGATGCAACCATAGATATGGAACAACTCAAACTAGCTAAACAAGAGTTGGAAATAGATGCCCAGAAAGCGGGCGCAAAACTAGCTGCGGATAGAAAAACAGCTAACACTAGACTTGACCTTGATTTACTAAGAGAGGCCAAAAACAAACCTAAGGAATAGATATGGCTAATACCGTCTTTGACGTGCTAACGAAACAAATCGAGGATGCTACATCCTCCGCACAAGAGTTTCTTGAGAATGGTTCCGCAACAGATTACGCGAACTACCGAGAAGTAGTTGGTTTGATACGAGGTCTTCAAACTAGCTTATCTTATATAAAAGACCTTTCGCGCAATTATATGGATGATGACAATGACTGATTTAACACCAACCCCCGAAGTAACCGAAGAAGAACTAGAGCACCAAATTCCTACTCCTGTAGGGTATCGAGTCCTAGTAGCTATGCCAGAAGTAGAAGATACCTATGGTGATAGTGGCATTATTAAATCTAGTAAAGAAATACACCATGACTACATCATGTCAACTATTGGCGTGGTATTAGACATGGGTGAGCAGGCGTATTCTGACAAAGAACGATTTACGACTGGCCCTTGGTGTAAAGTAGGAGATTACGTAATGTTCCGTGCCAACACAGGCACGCGCTTTAAAGTAGGTGGTGTTGAGTATCGTTTAATGAACGATGATTCGATTGAAGCAGTAGTTAACGATCCTCGTGGCGTTACACGAGTGTAAAGGAGTTAGTGATGGGATTTCAAAAAGTAGAGTACTCATTTCCTGATGAAGAGAAAGATAGTAAGAAAGAAGATATAGAAATAGAATCTTCTGGTGCTATTGAGATCGACTTATCTGGAGAAGAGCCAGCAAAAAAAGTTATCCAAGAGAAAGACGACGAAGTTGATATTGAAGTCGTAGATGATACGCCGAAAGCAGATAGGAACCGCAAGGCTTCTAAACCGCCAGAGGACATTACGGACGAGGAGTTAGAAGATTACTCCGACAAAGTACGTAAGCGTATTCAACACTTTAGTAAAGGTTACCATGACGAGCGACGGGCTAAAGAAGCCTCTCAACGCGAACGTCAGGAAATGGAATCCTACGCTAAATCTCTTGTTGATGAAAATACCAAATTAAAGGGCAGTGTAGAGAAGAACCAAACAGCCCTACTAGAGCAGGCTAAGAAAAACTCAGCTATTGAGATACTTTCTGCTAAACGCTCATATAAACGAGCGTATGAAGCTGGTGACGCAGACAAACTTCTAGATGCTCAAGAAAAACTAACCAACGCTAAGATAAAGGCGGATAAATTAGCCGATTTCAAAGCAGAGCCTTTACAAGAAGCAGAAGTTCCTGTACAAATACCTCAACAACAGTCTCAAACTGTAGTCGATACCAAGGCGTCCGACTGGGCAGCAGAAAATTCTTGGTTCGGTGATGATGACGAGATGACAGCTTATGCTATGGGTGTACACAGTAAACTTGTTAAGCAAGGTGTGGATACCGAAAGCGATGAATACTACGAGAGTATTAATGCTCGTATGCGAAATACCTTCCCTGAAGAATTTGGGGAAATTGAAGAAGAGCCAGAGGATAAGCCAAGTAAACGGAAGTCAAATGTGGTTGCCCCCGCTACGCGGAGCACAGCACCCAAAAAGGTGCGATTAACGCAAACACAGGTAGCTATCGCTAAAAAACTTGGAGTACCACTGGAACTATACGCCAAAAAGGTTGCTGAAGAGATGAGGAAAATATAATGGCTGAGAACAGATTAAACCGTGAACTTGAAACTCGTGAAAAAACAACTCGTAAAAAATCTTGGAATAGGCCAGAAGTACTACCTTCTCCTACTCCAGAAGAAGGATACGCGTTTCGTTGGGTACGAGTAGCTATGCAGGGGACTGTTGATGCTACGAATGTTTCTTCTAAACTTCGTGAAGGATGGGAGCCAGTAAAGGCTACAGACCATCCAGAAATTACACTAGTCACAATCGAGAACGAACGATTTAAGGACAATGTAATTATTGGTGGACTAATGCTTTGTAAAGCCCCTGTCGAACTAGTTGCAGAACGTACTGAGTACTTTGAGGGACAAACTAGAACTCAGATGGATTCAGTCGATAACAACTTGATGCGGGAGAATGATGCCCGTATGCCGCTATTTAATGAGCGGAAAACGAAAGTTACCTTTGGTAAGGGAACTTAACTTAATTTTTATAGGATAGATATTATGTCTTCTACAAGTGCAGGATACGGGCTAGTTCCCGTAAGACGGCAGGACGGCACCCCTTATACGGGCGCTCAAGAGTCGTACTTGTTCGATCCCGCTGGGGTCGCACAAAATGTCGGGTATGGTTCTGTTGTTGAACTACACACTGACGGTTTTGTTAACATTGCTGCTGGTACAGGTGCAGACGTAGGTGCTAACAATCTAGGTGGAAACACTATTGGCGCTATCGGCGTATTTGTTGGGTGCGAGTATATTAATGCTCAAGGGCAGTTGATCTTTGGTCAGTACTACCCCTCTGGTACATTAAATGCTACTGCTTTTGTTGTAACTGATCCAAATGTATTGTTTCAAGCACAAGCAAACGGCGCGGTAACTCAAACGGATCTAGGTCACAACTGTGATTTTCCAGCCGCACAAAACGCTCTAACTTCTGTAAACACTGTCACTGGCAAGTCTAAAATGCAGGTTAACGCTACTACTGCTACTGCCACCAAGTCGTTTAAGATTGTTGGATTCGTAACTAAAACTGGGTCAGAAATCGGCGATGCTTATACCGACGTTCTGGTTAAAATTAACCTTCCGTACCATCAGTATGGTACTGGCATTGTGTCTAACTAAGGAGCTGACTAATGGCTATTTCAAGAGCGCAACTATTAAAAGAGTTACTCCCCGGATTAAACGCATTGTTCGGTTTAGAGTACGCAAAGTATGGCGAAGAGCATAAAGAGATTTTTGAAAACGAAACCTCTGATCGTTCTTTTGAAGAAGAAACTAAGTTGTCCGGCTTCGGTTCGGCTCCAACTAAGTCAGAAGGCTCCGCTATTGAGTATGATAATGCTCAAGAAGCCTTCACCGCACGCTACACGCACGAAACTGTTGCTATGGGTTTTGCAATCACTGAAGAAGCGATTGAAGACAACTTGTATGACTCTCTGTCATCTCGTTACACCAAAGCACTAGCTCGCGCTATGGCATACACCAAGCAAGTAAAAGCTGCTACCATCTTGAACAACGCGTTCGCTGCTGGTACTACTTACGGTGATGGAGTTGCTCTATGCGCTACTAACCACCCACTTGTTTCTGGTGGAACTAACTCGAACACTCCAACAGTTGCTTCGGATCTTAACGAGACTTCTTTAGAAGCCGCTATTATCCAGATCGGCGGATGGACTGACGAGCGTGGCCTAAAGATTGCAGCACAGCCTAAGAAACTCATCATCCCAACAAACTTGCAATTCGTTGCAACTCGTTTGCTTGAGACTGAGGGACGTGTGTCTACTGCTGATAACGATCTAAACGCCATTCGTAGCAATGGTTCAATTCCCGGCGGATATGCAGTCAATCATTACCTGACTGACACTGATGCTTGGTTCCTTATGACTGACGTTCCTAACGGTCTAAAGCACTTTACTCGTAGCCCAATGTCTACATCTATGGATGCAGATTTTGATACTGGTAACAGCCGCTATAAAGCCCGTGAGCGTTACTCGTTTGGTGTTTCTGATCCATTGGGTATCTTTGGTTCAGCAGGCGCAGCGTAAAGTAACATGTTGTACTAAGGGGGCTTCGGCCCCCTTTTTTATGTTTGACGAAAAGACATACACTGTGATATGTTATCCTATATCGGGAAACAATCCGGTGAATCTGACAGACCCGACTGACGACATGTAGACAGATTCGCCTTAACTCACATGTGAGAACTCTATAATGGCTAATACAACTTTTAACGGCCCAGTCCGTTCGCAAAATGGCTTTCAGATCGTAGCAACAGCAGCTAGTACTGGTAGAGAAACTACCACTCTTAATCTTGATGTTAATGGTAACTTTACCACTGACGTTCTAGGTATTAATATCCAACCTACTTTAGCTGGTCAAACAGTTACTGCTAAAGCCACTGGCGCTACTATCTCTTACGTCGCTGGAATCAATGTCAACCCGTTTACTGGCGCAGCACAGCAGATTACTACTCTCCCCGCTGCCACTGTAGGTGTAGTATGTATTCACGCTCAGAGTAAAGACACTGCTGGCGGTACGGCTTTCTTACGCTTTGATTGTGCAGGTGCTGATGCTTTTGCCACAGGTTCTGTAGTTGAAAGCACGGCTAGTAACGCATTGACGTTTGATGTAGCGGCTGCTGGTGAAACCGCGTTAAAGTTTACTCCAGCCAATGCTGCTACTAATTGCATGAGTACGGGGTCACGTATTTACTTCTATTGCACAACTGTGGGTATTTGGAATATCTCTACCGATCTAGACTCTATTGGTACAGGCGTTACTGGTACATTTGTGTTTGCAGCTTAATAGCTAATTTAATAGGAGTAATTTATGTCTTCTGACATTCAATCGACATTTATATCTGCGGTAGTAGCAAGTACAACGGCTATATCCGCAGCGGCGGGGGTAGCTAACAACGCAGCACTTACGCTGACTGCTAGCCCTTACGTCACTGACGCCGCTAGAAAGATTACTATCACCTGCGCTGGAGACGATGACGCTATTTCTTTTAACATTGTTGGGTTAGACCAACTAGGAAATGCGGCTACAGAAAATCTTGCGGGGACTGACGGTGGTGTATCTACTAGTGTTGGGTATTGGACTTCTATTACTTCTATTACAGCAGTAGGCGATCCTGCGGGCAACGTAAGCGCAGGTACTTCTAATAGTGTAGCAGCTCCTATATTCGGTGGTAGATTACGATTACTGGGTTTGTATGCTGTTAATACAGGTACCGCAGGTACTATTACATTTAGAGAGACTAGCCCTACAGGTAGTGTCCGTATGCAGTTTGCCACAGTAGGCTCTGCTACTAGTTCTGAATACCCTGATATACCTGACGATGGAATACTGTTTAAGGATGGGGGATATGTAGATTATTCTCCTGTAAACATGTCTTCTATAACTTTGTTCTATGCGTAAGTACTATAAGAAAGGCGGCGGAGTGGGCATGAAAGGTATGTCCATTGGTAGTGGCGATAAACGTCCTACCAAGTCTGGCGCAGGTATGACTGCTAAAGGTGTAGCTAAGTACAAACGTAATAACCCCGGAAGCAAGCTAAAGACGGCAGTTACCGAGGATAAACCAACTGGTAAGCGAGCGGGTAGGCGTAAATCCTATTGCGCTCGTTCTGCCGGACAAATGAAAAAGTTTCCTAAAGCAGCTAAAGACCCTAATTCAAGGTTGCGGCAAGCTAGGAAACGTTGGAAATGTTAGGAGAACAACATGGCCATGGACAGAAGTTCTATGTCGAAACAAATTAGTAATGCTCCAACGACTAAAGATAAAAACAAGCAAAAAAAGACAGATGAAGGTTCGTCTGCTGAAGGAGCACGAAAAGCAGGTAAAAAGAAATTTTTTGAAATGTACGAAGATGATGGACGTACCCCTAAGAATAAGGAGAAAGAAATGAAAGGTATGAAAAAGATGAATATGGGTGGAATGACTGCCCCCATGATGGGTGATCCTAAGTCTAAGAAGCCTATGATGCCCCCTAAGCGTAAGCCTGCACCTAGACCTAGCCCTATTGTAGATCCTATGGCTAAAGCCCCTGACCCTAGAATGAAAGACCCTAGAGCAAAAAGAGGCGCTATGCCTATGATGCAAGAAGGTGGCGCTGTACCTGCATATAAGGCGGGTAAGAAAGTTCGTGGTTATGGTATGGCTCGCGGTGGCAAAGCCTGTAAGATGCGATAATGCGTAGGTATTATAAGTCTGGCGGAAAGATATGTTCCAAGGGTAAATCGTGGGCTAAACGAACCTTTGATACATACCCTTCCGCGTACGCGAACATGGCAGCTTCAAAGTACTGCAAAGATCCCAACTATGCTAAGGGATCAAAAGGTAAGAAGTAATGGGCGACCTTAAAGATTGGGTAAAGCAAGACTGGGTTAGAATTGGTACAGACGGCAAGATTAAAGGTAAGTGTGGAACGTCTAAAGACAAAAAGAACCCAGATAGATGTTTACCTAGAAGCAAAGCGCAGTCGCTTAGTACAGGCGAAAGAGCAGCTACAGCTAAGAAAAAGAAACGTGCCGGATCAAAAGGAGAGACTGTAGTGAAGAATACAAAACCTGCTACTGTTAAGTTACGTAAGGGTGGCCTTGCTAGAGGTAAGCGGTCTATAGCTACAGGCTGTGGGCAAGTAATGGAAAATAGACGAAAGAAAACACTTTACGTTTAAGGACATAAATTATGAAAGGTGTAAAACATTACAAAAGAGACGGTACTGAACATCAAGGTTCTAGCCACAAAATGGCTGATGGTACCCTACACACTAATAAGTCTCACACTAAGACAAGCGTAAAGTTATTTCACTTAAAAGATTTGTCAGTCAAAGCTAAAGCTAAGGCCAAAGGAAAGACTGTTAAGAAAAATCGGAGTAAGTAGTAATGACTACATCAACCACCGCTGCGTTCAATATGGAGTTTACAGAGATCGCAGAAGAAGCGTTTGAACGCGCAGGTCGAGAAATGCGTTCTGGGTACGACTTACGCACCGCCCGCAGATCTATGAACCTACTTACTATAGAGTGGCAGAACCGTGGCATTAACATGTGGACGGTAGACAGCGGCACTATTGATCTAGTCAAAGGCCAGACTACCCCCTACGACCTCCCTGCCGACACCATAGATCTACTAGAACACCAGATACGCACAGGTAGTGGAAACGCAGCTACTCAGTCTGATCTCACTATAAGTCGTATTAGTGTAAGTACATACGCGTCTATCCCTAACAAGTTAACACAAGGAAGACCCATACAACTTTATATAGAGCGGTTACGCGACCATCCGAAAGTCAACGTGTGGCCTATACCAGATAGAAGCGACTACAAACTGTACTACTGGCGTATGCGCCGTATAAAAGATGCTGGTAGTGGTGTACAAACTGCGGATATGAACTTTAGGTTCTTCCCCTGTTTAGTAGCAGGACTAGCTTATTACATTGCTATGAAACTACCTGAGATGATGGATCGCGTACCCATGTTAAAAGCTGTATATGATGAGCAGTTTGAACTTGCAGCAGGGGAAGACAGAGAAAAGACTTCTGCTAGGTTTGTACCGCGCATTGGATACGTGTAATGAGTAATAGGTTTGCTTCTAACAAGATAGCGATAGCAGATTGTGATATTTGTGGTTTTCAGTATAAACTACGAGAATTAAAAGATTTAATCGTAAAAGGTACAAATACACATTTAAAAGCGTGTAAAGAATGCTGGAATGCTGACCACCCACAGTTAAAGTTAGGTGAGTTTCCAGTAGATGACCCCCAAGCAATACGTGATCCTAGGCCAGATAGGAGTTTAGGAGAATCAGGGGGCAGTAGTAGTAGAGATATTTATTGGGGTTGGAACCCTGTAGGTGGCGGTAATAGCCCCTATGATCTGACTCCTAACACCCTACAAGCCGTCGGCAGTGTAGGACAAGTAACAGTAACGACTACGTAGGAGATACATTATGGCCCTTAAAGGTAAGCAGTCTAAGATGGACAAGAACAAAGATGGCAAGATTTCTGGTGCTGACTTCAAGATGATGAATGTTGGTGGTAAAGTTAAAAAAGGCTACGCTGAAGGCGGTAAGGTTAAAATACGTGGTACTGGCGCAGCTACTAAAGGGTTGTACGCTAGAGGGCCAATGGGCTAATACATGAACTATACTGAACTAAAAGCTAATATCCAAGACATCTGCGAGAATACGTTCACGGCAGATCAACTTGCTATGTTTACAAAACAAGCAGAGCAGAAGATATATAGTTCGGTTCAGCTACCTGCACTTCGTAAAGTAGATGACGGGCCATTGGCAAATGGAACTAAACTGTTAAGCCTGCCTACTGACTTCTTGTACACCTATAGTATAGCTGTCATTGCTAGCGATGGTACGTACTCGTTCTTGCTAAACAAGGATGGTAACTTCTTACGTGAGGCGTACCCTATTGATTCCGCTGCTACTAAAGGGCTTCCTAAGTTTTATTCTTACCAAGGACTAGCATCTAACGGCGTTGCAACTCAATTAGAACTAGCTCCAACTCCTGACTCTAACTACGTAATTGAGCACACCTATGGGTATTATCCTGAGTCTATAGTAACCGCAGCTACTAGTTGGTTGGGCACACACTTTGATTCTGCGTTGTTAAATGGCGCTCTAATAGAAGCTATACGCTTTATGAAAGGTGAGCAGGACATTATAGCCAACTACGAGAAGCTATTTATACTGTCTATAGGATTATTAAAGAACCTAGGTGATGGTAAACTACGTCAAGATACATACCGTTCTGGGCAGTATAGAACCCCAGTCAGTTAAGGAACTATTAGATGTCAATAGCACAAACAATGTGTACTTCGTTTAAAGTTGCTCTTCTAGATGGAGAGATGGACTTTAGTAGTAACACAAACCAAACATTCAAGATCGCGTTGTTTACATCTGACGCAACTCTAGACGCAACTACGCTCGCCTACGCTGTTACTAACGAAGCATCAGGCACAGGATACACTGCGGGTGGAGAAACGCTTACTATAGCTACTAACTCTACATCTACAGATACCACTGCATATATTAACTTTTCTACGGTATCATGGAATAATTCTAGTATTACTGCTCGTGGAGCACTTATATATAGATCGTCAGGTACTGGCAATAACGCCATAGCGGTGTTAGATTTTGGTTTAAACAAGACAACCGCTAACGCAAAGTTTGAAATAACATTCCCTGCGGCAGATAAAAATACCGCTATCATACGGATAGCTTGAGGCTAAATAAATGGCAACGCAATATACTTCAGTTTTAAAACTAGCCCTACCTACACAGGGAGAACTTAGTGGTGCGTGGGGTAATGTAGTAAACGACAACATTACCTCTATGATAGAGCAGGCCATAGCCGGACTAGCGGTGATAAACACATGGTCAAGTAATTCGCATACCCTGACCTCCGCCAATGGTGTTACGTCTGAGTCTCGCTGTGCAATGCTATCCCTAGTAAATGCTAGTACCGCTCCTTCCGCAGCCGCAACTGTAATCTGCCCTGCGCTCGCTAAAACGTATATTGTTAAGAACGGTTGTGGTCAAGCGGCTACGCTAAAAACATCAAGTGGAACGGGCATTGCCGTGCCTAACGGTAAGTCTATGTTGTTGTTCTGTGACGGAACTAACGTAGTTGAAGCAGTAGACCACGTAGTAACCATGTCCGCAGGTACACTGACTATTACTGGACTTACTACTTTTGCATCTTTAAAAGGCGCTGACTCAACAACAGTCACGGGCATCCTTGATGAAGATAATATGGCCTCTAACAGCGCCGTTAAATTAGCTACTCAACAGTCAATCAAAGCGTATGTAGACTCGCAGGTAGACACTGTTGACTCCTTAGCAGAAGTCCTAGCACAGGGTAATACTTCTGGCGGCACAGATATTGCATTATCTACCGATGATAAAGTTCAATTCCGTGATGCCGCAATACACATTAGCTCTAGTGCTGATGGTCAGCTTGATATTGTTGCAGATACAGAAATACAGATCGCTGCTACTACTGTTGATATTAATGGCGCTGTGGCGCTTAACGGTGCTATTACAGGTGCTACTAACATCACATTAAGTGGTGAGCTTGATGCAGCTACGGGTGACTTCTCAGGCGCAGTAGACATAGATGGCGCTCTAGACGTAGCAGGAACTACTAACCTTGATGTTGTTGATATTGATGGTGCTGTGGATATGGCAACTACCCTTCAAGTTGATGGAGTAGCTACCTTTACTGGTAGAGATGTTCATAGTGGTGGTATTACTATCGCAAATGCTGGACAAATTGGTTCAGTTGGAGATACGGATGCAATTGCAATCGCAAGTGATGGTGTAGTAACCCTTACACAAAAATTAGTAGGTACTGAATTAGACATATCAGGCGATGTAGACGTAGACGGTACAACTAACCTAGACATTGTAGATATTGATGGCGCTACTCAGATCGACGCTACT